GACTCGTTTAGCGAGGAAGAAGTAGCTGAGATCGACCGTATGGTGGACGAACTGTCTACAAGGTCTAAAAACCAGCGTGCATACGACGATTTGATTGAGTTCTGCAAACTTATGATGCCCGAGTTCATTGTAGGTAAGCACCACCGCATCCTTGCCGACCTACTTATGGACATCGAAAAGGGTGAGAAAGACCGTATCTGTGTTAACATTCCACCACGCCACGGCAAATCACAGCTTGTGTCTATCTTCTTTCCAGCATGGTTCTTAGGTAGAAACCCAGACAAGAAGGTTATGATGGTGTCTCACACCACAGACCTAGCGGTAGACTTTGGCCGTAAGGTGCGTAACTTGATAGCCTTAGACGATTACAGGTCTATATTTCCTACCGTAAAGCTGGCACAAGACAGCAAGTCAGCGGGTCGTTGGAATACCAACGTAGGGGGAGAGTATTATGCTTGTGGAATTGGTTCTGCTCTTGCTGGTCGTGGCGCAGATTTACTGCTTGTTGATGATCCTCATTCTGAGCAAGACGTAATCAACGGGAACTTCTCGGTGTTTGACAAAGCCTATGAGTGGTTCACCTTCGGCGCACGGACGCGATTAATGCCCGGAGGACGGGTGGCTATCATACAAACACGTTGGCACCTAGATGATCTTACAGGACGCGTGGTACGTGACATGGGTAAGAACGACCGTGCGGATCAGTACGAAGTCGTCGAGTTTCCCGCCATCCTAGATGTCGTTAGTAAAAAAACCAAAAAGGTAACTCAAAAGCCGTTATGGCCTGAGTTCTTTGACCTAGAAGCCCTACTACGTACCAAAGCCTCTATGCCTGTGTTTCAGTGGAACTCGCAGTATCAGCAGCAACCTACCACAGAAGAAGCCGCTATTGTTAAGCGTGAGTGGTGGAACGAGTGGACCCCTGAGACACCCCCGTCCTGTGAATATATTATCATGTCGCTTGACGCCGCAGCCGAGAAACATAACCGTGCAGACTTTACAGCGCTTACCACATGGGGGGTATTCTTGAACGAAGAGACCAGCGCGTACAATATTATATTGTTAAATAGCATAAAACAACGTATAGAGTTCCCAGAACTTAAACAGCTTGCGATGGAAGAGTATAACGACTGGGAACCAGACTCGTTCATTGTGGAGAAGAAAAGCTCTGGTGTAGCCTTGTATCAAGAGATGCGGCGTATGGGTCTACCAGTGTCTGAGTACACACCACATAGAGGGTCAGGGGACAAGTTGGCTAGACTTAACTCCGTTGCAGACATTGTAGCATCTGGGCTTTGCTGGGTGCCACAAACACGATGGGCAGAGGAAGTGGTTGAAGAGATTGCAGGATTTCCATTTATGAGTAATGATGACCTTGTAGACTCAACTGTGATGGCTTTGATGCGTTTTAGACAGGGTGGCTTTATTCGGTTGCCTAGTGACGAACCAGAAGAACAGCAATATTTTAAACAGCGCCGAGGCGGATACTACTAGAGGTGATACATGGCTATTGAAAAAGGGCAGTACGCTGCCCCAATGGGACTAGAAGACCTAGAAGGCGATCTTGAAGGCATGGAGGAGATGGAAGTCCCCGAAATGGAAATTGAGATCGTTGATCCTGAGTCTGTCACCCTATCTGACGGTAGCATGGAGATTACTATAATTCCCGGTGACGAGATGGATTTCTCTGAGTTTGGCGCAAACCTAGCTGAACTGATGGAAGATACCGACCTCGAAACCCTGTCAAGCGATCTTGTCGGCCAGATAACAACGGACATAGAAGGACGCAAAGACTGGGCGGACACGTTCGTTAAAGGCTTAGACGTACTTGGCTTCAAATACGAAGAGCGCTCAGACCCGTGGGAAGGCGCATGTGGCGTTAACTCTACAGTCCTAGCCGAAGCAGCCATCAGGTTCCAAGCAGAGACTATGAGCGAGACTATGCCAGCCGCTGGCCCTGTGAAGACTAAGATACTTGGTCGGGAGACTAAAGAGAAAGACGAAGCCGCTGCACGCGTTAAAGCGGATATGAACTACGAACTCACCGAGAACATGGTAGAGTATCGCCCAGAACACGAACGGATGCTGTACAGCCTTGGTTTGGCAGGCTCCGCGTTTAAGAAGGTCTACTACGACCCTAATCTAGGACGTCAGGTCGCTGTATATATTTCCGCAGAGGATGTGATCGTACCTTACGGTGCGTCGAATATCGAAGCCGCAGAGCGTGTAACGCACGTAATGCGTAAGACAAAGAACGAATTGAAGAAGTTACAAGCCGCAGGGTTTTATAAAGACGTAGACCTCGGTGATCCAGAACCTTACCACACAGACATTGAAGAGAAGAAAGCGGAAGACGGGGGCTACTCGCTTACCGATGACGACCGCTACGCTGTCTATGAAATACACGCAGACCTTCTTATTGAAGGCGTTGATGATGACGACGGGATAGCTCGCCCTTACGTTGTTACCATTGAGCGTGGAAGTGGCGAAGTGCTGGCGATCCGTAGAAACTACGAGGAGGGTGACCCACTCACACTCAAACGCCAACACTTCGTCCACTATAATTATGTACCGGGATTTGGCTTTTATGGCCTCGGATTGATCCACATCATTGGTGGATACGCCCGTGCTGGAACTTCCTTGATACGTCAGCTTGTTGACGCTGGCACGCTCTCCAATCTCCCGGGAGGGTTAAAGTCCCGTGGACTACGTATCAAGGGGGACGACTCCCCTATTAATCCCGGTGAGTTTAAAGATGTAGATGTACCGTCAGGGTCTATCCGTGACAACATTATGCCTCTCCCTTACAAAGAACCTAGCCAGACCCTTCTCGCTCTCTTAAATCAAATTACGACTGAAGGCCGTAGGCTAGGCGCTATTAGTGACATGGACATATCGGACATGTCGGCCAACGCCCCTGTGGGCACCACACTGGCTCTCCTAGAGCGCACACTAAAGCCTATGGCTGCGGTGCAAGCACGCGTACACTACGCGATGAAGCAAGAGTTTAAGCTACTCAAGGCCATCATGGCTGAGTATGCCCCCGAGGAGTACGCGTACATCCCGTCCAGAGGCGAAGTAGGAGCCAAGCGGTCGGACTACATGATGGTGGACGTGATACCCGTCAGTGATCCTAACAACTCGACTATGGCCCAACGGGTCGTACAGTACCAAACAGTGCTACAGATGTCAGCGCAGGCTCCACAGATATACGACCTGCCTCAGTTGCACCGTCAGATGATAGAAGTATTGGGCGTGAAGAACGCCGACAAACTCGTCCCGACTAAGGACGACGCAAAGCCAGCCGATCCGATAAGCGAGAACATGGATGCCTTGATTGGCAAACCGATGAAAGCGTTCATCTATCAGGATCACGATGCTCACATAGCTACGCATACCTCGTTCATGCAAGACCCGATGGTAGCGCAGATGATCGGGCAAAACCCACAGGCCAAACAGATTATGGCTTCGCTACAGGCGCATATCGCCGAACACCTAGGGTTCTCTTATCGTCAGAAGATAGAAGAGAAGCTAGGCGTACCACTACCCGCTCCGAATGAGCAGCTAACTGAGGACATGGAAGTACAACTGTCACGTCTGGTTGCAGATGCGGGCAAGCAACTTACGCAGGCTAACCAACAGCAGGCAGCGCAGAAGCAAGCTCAACAGAAACAGCAAGACCCGATCATTCAGATGAAACAGGCCGAACTGCAGATCAAACAAGCTGAAGAACAACGCAAGGCCGCTAACGATCAAGCAGATCAGCAAGTTAAACAAGCGGAATTGCAGATGAAGAAGCAGAAGATGATGATAGATGCTAAAATGGCGTCTGAACAACTTAACATTGACAAAGCCGAGCTAGCTATTGATGCGAAACGCCAAGGCGTGCGGGATCAAGTATCTAAACAAACCGAAGAGAACCGGATTGACTTAGAAGTGGCTAAGTTAATGAACACCGGACCTAAACCGAAGGATAATCAGTAAACATGGCTAAAACCGTCTTTGACGTGCTTAAAACTAAACTCGGGGATGATAAATCCTCCGCACAGGAATTTCTTGGAACAGGAGGAGCAAAAGACTTCTCTCAATACAAGGAAGTTGTCGGC